AAGATGCACCCGCTATTGCTCGCATTAATCAGTTACGCCCTGTTACCTATGAAAGAACTGATTATAAAAACTTATATAAGGCAGATGGTGTTGCTCGTGAGGGTTTTATTGCACACGAATTACAAGAAATTATTCCAAGTGCTGTAGAAGGCGAAAAAGATGCAGAAAACCAAATTCAATCTTTAAGTCTTGATGCACTTTGTTCTGTAATGGTAAAAGCCATCCAAGAACAACAAGCCCTCATCACCGATTTACAAGCTAGATTAACAAAAGCGGGATTATAAAATGACAACTCTTATCCCCCAATTTGATTTAAAAAACGGTGGTTCTACGCCTGCTGGAGCAGTAAACAGACCAATTAATAAAAAACTTGCTGAATTTGTAAGTGTTTTAGATTTTGGTGCTATTGGAGATGGAGTTACTGATGATTCTGCTGCTATACAAGCTGCATTAAATTCTGCTTCAGCTTTGTATTTCCCTGTAGGAAATTACTTTATTGGAACAACCCTAACGCTTCCTTATGCAAACTTTGTAATGCGTGGTGAAGGTCGTTTATCAAGAATATTTGGCTCTGTTAATCCTTTAGTTGCTTATCCAACAACAACTGGGTCTGTAACTCAATGTATTTATCAAATGTCATTTGAAGCAACAAGTAGTAATACTTGTATTAATATGACTCAAACTTGGGATTCTGCTGGAAAGATTGGGCCAAGAATTGAAAAATGTTATTTTTTAACTTCTTTAGCAAGCGATACTTCTGCTACAGCTATTAATCTTTCAGGCGTGTGGACTGCTGATATTGTAAATAATCAATTTACAGGAAATGTTACAGGCTCTACACCATCAACTAGAGTTGGTGGGTATGGTATTAAAATTGTTTTAGGCAATAATATGAATACTAGCGTTATGAACATTAATGTTTATGACAATGAATTTTTAAGTGTTGCTTATCCATTTTATTGCCCAGGAAGAAGTAGTGGCGGTACAGGCGCAGGACGTGTAGAAGGCTTGTCTTTCCAAAACAATTCTTTTGTAAACGGAAATACTGCAATTACTACTGTTTCTACATTAGCAACTAATATTTCTAACAATATTATTTCTGATTACAATGTAGCAATTAATTCTAATTCAGATTTTGATTTTGTAATTGTAGGAAACGCTGAAGTAGATGGGGCTTCTGTAGGCATTAAATTTGATACAGCTACAACAGGTATTCTTGAGCGTGGAATAGTTACAGGAAACTATATTGCTGTTCGGCAAGCAGGTGTTGGAATTCAATTTAATACTAATAACGGTAGTCCTCGTTCTATTGTTATATCAGGCAATTTTTTAGGTAGAACGGATGATGCTGTATATACAGGAACTGGTATTCAAGTAACTGGTTCTAATGGCGTACAAGCATTAAATATTAATGGTAACGGTTTCCAACAAATGCTTACTGCTATTGATGTAGGTTCTGTAGCTGGGCAGAGTATTATTGTTAATGCAAATACTTATGTTTTTGTAACTAATACAGGGTCAATGCAAAGCACAAGTTATAATTTAACTATAGTTGTGACAATAGCTGGCGGAGTTTCTTCAGAAGTTATTAACATAAGCATTCCTGTTGGAATATTTACAGAACCCCCTGTTAATGGATTTTTAACTGAAGATGGAACTAGTGGAACTCCTATTATCGGATTTTTTAGAAACAACTATGTTGATTCTGGCACTACAACAACCAATGCTCGTTTTGAAATATTTGTCTTAACAGGTGGAAACATTGCTGCTGGGGCTCATCGTTTTAACCTTCAATTAAATGGTTATTAATATGACAACATTTACATTAGAAGATAAAAAATGAACTATAAATGGGCAATTCTTGATGTATCAGCCAAAGATGGCTTGATTACTCATGCCAAATACAAAGTTAGCCTCACTGATCAAGATCAAACTGTAGAAACTGAAGGTAATTGGTGGTTTAACGGAACAGAAGAAAAAGTGCCTTTTGATCAAGTTACAGAAGAAATGGTAGCCTTTTGGATTGAACAAGAAACTATGAAAGACGGCATAAACCTTATAAAATCTAGGTTAGAAGAACAGTTAAATGAGCTAAATAAGCAAGATTCTGTTGTTGCACCTTGGTTGCCTCAAGTATTTACGCCAAACATTTAGGAGCTTATATGGCAGTCAATCTTTCACCTATTGGTGGCGCAGGATGGCAATTTTTTAATAATGATGGAGTGCCTTTATCTGGTGGTCTTATTTACACTTATTTGGCAGGAACATCCACTCCCCAAGCTACTTATACATCTGCATCTGGAACTATTCAAAATTCCAATCCTATCGTATTAGATTCTGCTGGCAGACCTCCAAGTGAAATATGGCTTTCAAGCGGTGTTTCATATAAATTTGTATTGCAAACTGCTACTTTTGTTCAAATTTGGAGCATGGATAACCTTCAAGGACTTCCCTCTGCTGGTCAAGAGGGATATATAACGGCAACGCAAGGTCAAACTGTTTGCACAGTACCATTTACTTATTTGTTGGGATCAAATTCTTTGTATGTTTTTGTAAATGGATCAAAACAAGTTAATACATTAAATTACAATGAAACAAATACATCAACTGTTACATTTATTAGCGGTTTAAATGTTGGAGATATTGTGGAGTTTGTTCAATGACAAAGCCATTTGACATTGTGACCCGCGCCATGAAGGACATTGGCGCGTTGGCGGCCGGAGAGGTTCCAACCGCTGACGAAGCGCAAGATGCGTTCGACATGATGAACGACATGATCGATCAATGGTCGAATGAAAGTATGATGGTTTACTATAAGACTGAGATCGTTTACACGATCAATCCCGGTCAAACACAGTACACCATTGGACCCGGCGGGGAAATCAGCGCAACCTTTACAGGATCAATCTCAGGGAATGTTCTCACGGTAACTGGGATCACCGCAGGTGCTATCGGTTTAGGCATGACACTAAGCGGCACAGGGATTGCCAACGGTACAACCATCGTGGCCTTTCAGAGCGGTGCAGGCGGCAACATCAACGAAGTTGGAACGTATATCCTTAACACTTATCAAACCGCAGCTACAACCACGATCACGGCCTATTGGCAGCGGCCTTTGAGTATCAATTCAGCCTTTGTACGGATTGCAACGAATTCTAATGGTTATCCAGTTGTAAACGGCGGCCTTGATTATCCGATCAGCATTTTGAACTTTGATCAGTACGAGATGATTGGACTAAAGACGTTAAATGGTCCGTGGCCTAAAGCGTTGTACTATCAGCCCACCGAAGTTTTGGGAAACATATTTGTTTGGCCTAACCCAAGCCAAGGCGAAATGCACATTTTTGCCGATACCCTGTTTAGTCGATACGTCACCATTAACGATCAGATTACATTACCCCAAGGTTTTAATAACTGCCTTAGATGGTGTTTAGCCGAGCGGCTGATGCCGATGTATGGAAAAGCTAGCCAGACGCAAATAGCGATGATTACGGCCTTTGCAGCGCAATCTAAAGCGACCCTGAAGCGCACCAACATGAAGCCGCCCCAAGTATCGCGATTTGATGACGTTATTACTAGCAGCCGCAGCAAGGATGCCGGGTGGATTTTGAGCGGGGGTTTTTTCAGGTAGAGGATTGTTTGACAAGATTGATTCTTTTATGTATAGTGAAATTTCTTACAACAGGAGATTTTTATGTATACAAAAGAAGAAAAGTTGGCAAAACAAAGACATTGGTATCAACTCAGAAAAGCAGGGCTTGGTTCACCAAATTGCGGTAGACCAGCAAATACTGCTGACGTTCTTTGGAACAAAGTTGATAAGCGTGGTGAAGATGAATGTTGGGAATGGAAAGGTTTTAAAAATCATAGTGGTTATGGAAGGACTTGGATTAATGACAAAGGCTACTATGCTCATAGAGTCATTTATTCGCTTGTCTATCCAAACACAATTAATCTTAATGCACCGACTTCTCAGAATGAAACAGGTTTTCTTTTGCATACTTGTGATAACCCATCTTGTTGCAATCCAAATCATTTATGGGTTGGTACTCATGCTGACAATATGGCAGATAAAGCTGCAAAAGGTCGTAGTCCAGATTTTAGTGGTGGCAAAGGCCCTCGTTGCAAGCTTACAATGGAACAAGCTAGAAAAGCTCGCTTACTTAGGAAAAATGGTATGACTATTCTACAATTAATGGAAAAATTTAATTTAAGTCGTGCAAGCATGAAAACTTTGTTGCGTGGTGACTCATACAAGGAAAGTGAGTAATTTATGGATTTTGGATTTGTGGGGCCATCCTATGAAGCCCCCTCTATTTATCAAGATGCACAAGAGTGCATTAACTTCTATCCAGAAATAGACCCCATGAAGCCCCAAGGGGCTAGGGGTGTTGTGGCTTTATACCCAACGCCGGGTTTAACTCAACAGATCCAGTTAAATACGGCAGCCGTGCGTGGGATGAGAGCCTTATCGGGCAGCCAGTATTTAATTGCGGTTTGCGGCAACATTGTTTATTCAATCAACACCAGTTTGGTTGCAACCCAAGTCGGTACATTGACCACCAGCACAGGTTATGTCTCAATCACCGACAACATTTTGCAGCAAACCACTACAACGGCTTGTCAGTTTGTCGGTTCAATTTCTGACACAACCTTAACCGTT